CGCCCACGACTGCGGCAGTCCAAGCGGGCCGATGACCTGGCGCATGATGTTCTGCGATGCAAGGTTCTGGGCGGTGTTCGAGCCTGCCGGCCGGGTGGCGTCGATGGTTGCCCGCCTTGCCAGAAATTCCTGCGCGTCGTCCAGCGTCTGCATCTGCGCAGGGTCCAGCACGCTTGCCATGGTTGCGCCTTTGAAACCCGTGGCGCGCTTGGCGAACTCATCGCCAGAACGCAGCGCCTCGGCAAACTGCTGCGCCCTGCTTCGGTCCAGCGTGACGCCCGGAGTGTCCGCCAAGGCCGGGACAAGCTTGTCGTACAGCGCCCGCCCCAGTTCCATCTGATTGATGGGCCGACTGCCTTGTGCAAACGCCCTTTCAGCTTGTGCGAACTCCGGAACCGTCTTGCTCAACTGGTGCATCAGCGACTTCTTGACAGTCGTCAGTTCGCGCTTGACGAAAGCATTGTCCTGATTCGCCAGAATCGCCTTGATGTTGTCTACGGCCGAGATGATGGCCTGCGGGTTCTGCCTGACGACGTAATCCGGAGTGGAAACGTACTGCTTTGCAAGGTCCAGCGCCTCAGTGAACGCCTTCCCTTTGGGCGCGATACGCTTCAGGTCTTTCAGCGCCTCATCCGCCGTGACGGTGCCCTTCCTAAGCCTGTCCAGCACCGTCCTTGCGGCTTTGATGTCCGCACTACCGGGTGCGCCTGCGTTTCGTCCCTGTAGGGCGTCGTTCAGAACCTTCCACGCATCCGAGCCGCGCTGCTGTGCCGGGTAGGCTTCAAACAGCGTTTCGCGGATTTCGCCCAACGACTGGTTCAGCGCTTTGTTGGCCGGGTTGGCTTTGAGAATGCGGTCAATCAGGCTGACGGTGCGCCCCGGATCTACTTCAGCGGTTGACTGCCGTGCAGCGGTATACAGCGGATTGGACGCCTGCTTTCTTGCGGCCTGCGCTGCCGCCATAGCCGTGTCATCACCAGCAATGCCTGACAGGGCGTTACGCACGGCCAGCGTGTTGGACATGTTCCTTTCGGCAATGTCGCCGGCCACGATGGGGTCCATTGACTGCGCGGCACGCTGCAAGGAAGCGAGGCCGGGGTCTTGTGTTGCTTCGGCTAGCGTCATCTGCACGCCTGGGACACGCGAAGCCCCGGTGGCGTTGGCGATGGCGTCGGGGTCTCGAGCGAAGCGGCGCAGCACTTCGGCTGCGATGGTTTCGCGTCCACCTGACGTGAACGGGCGAATTAGCGCCCCGGCAACTTTGGGCGCAGCGTTGCCGAGGGCTTGCCCTGCCCCGCCAAGCGCAAGCCCTACCGTGGCATTTTCAATGGTGCTTTCGCCCGTGGCCGTAGGCTGAAGGCCGCCCATCAGCCCGCCAAGTGCGGCGGAACCCAAAACGGTATTTGCGCCGGGAATGGCCGCCGTACCAGCGGCTATGGCCATATTGCCCAAGAAATTGCCAACCGCTCCAGCGGTTGTGTCCATCAGCGGCGCATCAAGCCGGCGCGTTTCATCAATGTACGCTTGAATGTCTCGCCCAATGTCGGAATCGTCAGGCGTCAGAGCCTGCGCCGCGCCGGTCAATGCGTCGCCGACTGCTTTTGTAAAGCCGACCGCGCCACGCTCAAGTGCGCCCATGCCGTCCGTCGGCAGGCCGTATTCACTGCCGTCGTATTTCGGCGCGTTCAAGCGCTTAATGGCCTTGACGATATCCGCGTCGCTCATGCCGTCAGGAAACTCAATCGGCGATTTTCCGTCCCCAATGTCAATAAGCTTAGGCATTATTCAATGGTCCCGGTTGATGGGTTGTACCTTCTGACAGATCCACCAGAAGCGCCCATTGCGCCGCCTGACATGGCGGATTCATTGAAAACCGATTCAGGCGCGCCTTGCTTAAGCTTCGTCCGCACGATTGCGTCGATGTTTGCCAGCTTGGCTTTCCGCGCTTCCGGGTAATCGCTGCGCTTGGGGGCCATGGCAAGCAGCGCCTCTTGGTCTTTATCGGTGAAAACGCCCTCGCCAGCGGTGCGGAACAATTCTTTCAGCACCGGCACAACCGCCGCGACCGCGCCGTCAGCAATCTGCCCGCCAGCGCCTAGCGCAGGAACGCGCCCAAGTAACGCGCCTGATTCTGCGCCAGAGGCCGCATCCAGCCCTTCAACCAGCCCCTTCATGGCAACCTGATAGGTGTCATACACGGAGTTCATTTTGCGCTGCGCTTCACTGCGCTCGACTTTTATTTCGGCCGATTTCCGCGCCGCTGCTTGCTCGCCCTTTAGTTCCGGGCTTGCCAGCGTGGCCGCAGTCCGCACCGTCAAATCCTGACCGCGTCGCGTCGTATCGGCCTGCATGTCCTGTCCGCGAATTGTCGTGCCTGCCGCGACGTCTTGCCCGCGCATGGTGACCGCCTGACCGCTGAGCGCGGTATTGCGAGTCATGTCTTGGCCGCGCCGCGTCGTGCCGTCACTAAGCAACGCATCCGGGCTTTCTGTGACTTCTGCGGAATACACAGTGCCTACTGGGCCTGTGCCGTATTTCGGAACAGCCAAAACTTCTTTTTTCCCGCCAGTGTCCACAGTGACTGTTTTGGTTTCGGGGCCAAATACGAAGCCCGGAATCATCTGTGGCGGCACGCCCATTGCCGCAAGCGCTGCGGCCTGCGCCGGGCTTGGCTGGCCTTCTTTTCCGCCCATGCCCTTGGTCAATGCTTCGGCGTAGCGCTTTGCAAGGTCCGCCTGCTGCGTGTCGATGCGGTCCTGCGAGCGACGCGCCAAGAGGGCCGCGCCAAGCTTTTCAAAAGGCTTAACCGGGTTGTTAGGCGCCGCCCACCCGCCAACCGTTTGCGTCTGCGTTTCAGTTGGCTGAACAGCTTGAGCGAGCAGCAAGTCGGCCATTTGCTGCCGCCTGCCAAGCCTGCGCTGCTCCTGCGCGACATCCGGGGCCAAGAAATCAAGCGGGGAAACGCCGACTGTTTTCGAGGTGAATGGATTTGCCATCGTTAGCGCCCCATCAAAGCGGCAGAGCCGAGGTTAACCGCCGCACTGCCAATCGGGCCAAGCCATCCACCATTCGCGTTGTATGCGCCCATGTTGGCGTTGAAGAGGCCCTGGTTGTAATTGCCCGCAAGGTTTGCTGCCCCGAGCATGTCGGGGCCTGAGGTTGTGGCCTGTTGGGCAAAGGCGTTAAACGCGGGATTGGTGACCTGTGAGCCAGTCCTCACCGCGTTGAGTACGTTGATGGGCCTGTCCTGCAAAGCGGAGAGGAGGCCGAGCTGCTGCGTCTGCGCCTGCTGGCCCGTGTTGATGCCGTACAGGGCGGCCTGCATCATCGCGTCGTTTTCGCGCTGCGACTGGAGGCGCATTTCGTTGTCGTAGGCTTCCGAGCCGAGCGGGATGCCCTGATTCGCCAGCCGGTTTTCGAGGGCTGCGCGGGAGCGGTCGAGGTCGGGCCTGAGTCGCGCCATGATGGCGTCCTGCCCGGTCTGGCCTGCGTTGACCATTGAGGCCGGGAGGTCGGCTGAGGTGATGTTTCTGCTAAGCGCCTGCCTGACGTAATCGAGGCCCTGATTCTGCAACCCGGCAAGGCCGAGACTGGTCTGATTCTGCGCGTCCAGCAGGCGACGCTGCTCCGGGGCAAGGCTTAAGGTCTGCGTCCACCCGGAATCCGGATCGCTGCCGGCTTTGGTGTACGTGAGGTTTCCGTATGGCGTGACCTGATTGATGCGGTTTGCCGCCGCCGCCGCTCGCGTGGCTTCAAGGTTGCCCAAAGCGGTCTGCTGCGCCGCTGCGGCGTAGTTGGGCGCAGGCGGAGGGCTTGGCGCGTCCTTGAAGTAAACCCCGACACGTCGGGCGAAATAGTTACGCATGCTTATCCTCCAGCCATCGGCACATGTCGCGCCACATCACATAGACCATCATGTTTCCTGTTGGGTGCGCGCCCCATAAAACCGTCTCAAGCTTGAAGCCTAGATGCTCGTCAAACTTGCGGGCTTCCGCGTTGCCCTCGCCTACCAAGCCGGTAACGCGCCTGACCCCGGCCACGTTGAAGGGGTAGTCGAAACAGGCCCTCAAATACTCACGGCGCAGCCAGCGCTTCGTCCCGTCGCTGGCGACGTGCATGCACAGGTTCACGGAGTTGTAGTCGTTGTAGACGACGCCCGCCCTTAGCTTTCCGTTTTCTTCCCAACCAATCCCAACCGCCGCGCCGTAATTGCCATGCTCGCCTGTTCTTTCAGCCACCCACTGCACAACGGAGTCGCCGGTTACGATCAAACGACACCGCCGTCCTGAATCAGGTAGTCGGTGGCAATCCACCTGAGTTGCTCAGTCCTGACGGCCCCAAGCATGTGGGCAGCAAACGAATAGCCCATGGCGTAGGCCGTTTGCCAGTCCCTGCGAATCGTCGGGTCGCCGCCCCACGTCCCCACATCCCACAGGCCCGAATCCCATACGGCAGCGCTTGAAGGCACGACGGCCAGCACGCCAGTCGGCGGCGACGTGTCGAAGTCGGCATTGACGCCAAGGTTGACTGCCGGAGCGCCGTCAGAAGCAAACACGGGACGCAGCAGTTTGACTTGCTTCATTTGCGTGTTAGCCCCGTGTGGGCTGAATGACTGCAAGCCCTGAAAGCGGATGTCCACGCCGTCATCCGCAAACGTGTCCCAGGCTTTTGCGACAAAGCCATTGCCGCCGAAATACATCCGGTCGTTATGCCGTTCCCAACAGGTCGCATTCCAGCCAACAAACCGGCACCACGAGCCTGAAATGGTATTCATGGCAAATTGCACGGCCTGATTCGTCCCCGTGGGCACATTCAGCAGCAACATGTTTTCCGCTGGATACAGGATGGCCTGCCAGCCGTAATTCCCCGAATACAGGCTTGCGTATTCATTGAGCGCGTTCTGGATTTTCGCCGTCACGCGCTGGTTGTTCATGTCCTGCTCAGTTTTAAGCGCACGACTGAGCGGCGTCAGCCCTTCCTTCAGGACGAGAAACAGGTCGCCGCCGTATTTCATGAAGCAGCGCCGGCCAATCGGGTTGCCGACTTGGTAGACGCCAATCAGCGCCCACGTAGCGGGGGCGGCGGGGTCCGTGCCTTCGTAAACGGCCACTTGGCCTTCGGACGTGATGAAAACGGCGTAGTCGTCAATGCCGAAGCCGACGTCCAGCGTCCACGTCGCCATGGCTACAAGCGAGCCGCCGCGTGAAAAGATGCTGGAAAAATCAAACAGCGTCGCCGCGCCGGATTTGGCATTTGTGGCCAGATACCAAGCCTTGAGGCTGTTTTTCTCAACAAACCACAGCCGATTCTTGTGGCTGTTGACGTGAATCAAGTCAGCCGCCGTCGCGCCCGTGATGGTTTCCGTCGCCCAGACGGAGCCGTTGTAGCTTCTGACGCCATCGGCCCCGTTCACGGCAATCAGCCAATTCCCTGCGGAATTGACAAACATGGTGTGCTGCCAGCGGGCATTGTTGAGGCTTGAGACAGCGGCGGCACCAACGACGCCAGCCGTCGTCACGTCGTAAATGGCCGTGCCTGCCGCCGCGAAAAGCTTCTGGCTTCCAGAAGGCGGGCTGTAGTCCATCAGGGTTTCGACGGTGCCCGTAATGCCGGTCACGTGGTCTGAATAGCCTAAGCGCACGCGCACGTCGGTGACGGTCGGAAACATGTTGTCCAAAATCACCGCGTCGCGCTTGTCCATGTCGGCCAAGGAATCGCGGGAATTCCAACCCCCGACAGGCGCGGGGACGCTGACGGTGCGCGCTACCTGCCCGCGTGTCAGCCTTTGGGCCGGCGACCTCACGGCTGATTCCAGCTTCCGGACGGCACGACAACCAGCGGCACGACATCGTACATGGTGCCCGTCATGCTCAGGGTCGGCTTCACGGCATCGCGCTGGAGCAATTCAGCAATGCGGCGCTCGTACTTGGCGAAGTCCTCCGCATACGTCATGCCTTTTGCCTGCTTCCAGCGCCAGATGGTGCCCAGAATCATCGTCGTGTCATCAAGCAGGGACGTGTCGGTGTCGGACTGGTATTCCGTCCCACCGGCAGCCGTCCACTGGTTGGTGATGTACTCGAAATAGCAGTCCTGTCCCGCAGCGGGGACGGGGTAGAAGCGGATGTTGTTGGCAATGATGCGGTAGCGGTTGAAAGGCCCCGCAATCTGGATTGCTTTCTGCTGCTGCCAGTCCTGCAAACTGTCCGGGCCGTAAACGGGACGGCGCAGGGTGCGGTTCCAGATGGTGTCATTCACAATCCAGCCGAAGCCGGTCGTGATAGCAGCAAGCGACGTTTGCAATTCCGCCGCAACGGTCGTAAACGTTGCCTCACGCTGTAGCGCCTGCCACTGATACCGCGACGCCTGCTCCTGCCCTTCTTCGTTGGCCAGTTCCACCAACTGCTGGACCTGAAGGTCGGAGGACGTATAGGCAGCATTCGGCACCGAAATGCCGATACGCTTACACACGCGCTGTATCAGTTGCAGGCAATTCAGCATTACGCGGCTTCCTCAACCTGAGGCGGACGCCCCCGGCGCTTCTCAAGGGCCTCAAGGCGGCCTTCCAGGCGCTCCACCACTTCTTCAAGGCGGCGCTTGTCCTCGCGAAGGTCGGCGACTTCCTTCACCAGCGGCGACAGGTCGCGCTTCGCCTGAAGCTCAGCCACGGCCATGTCACGCAGCACGCGCCCGTCCATGCCGATTTCACCAAGGGCGGAATCCGGGACAGCGGCCAAATCTTCGAGCGTGGGGTAGCGGGCCGCAAGCTGTCCGCGGCGGGATTTCAGGATGCGTTCCCAAAGAATCAGCGGGGTTCCCTCGCGCGGAATCTCACGGCCCTCTCGGTATCTTGAGAGCCCTTCCTTAAACGCCGACACCCACGCATGGGGATAGCGCCCTTCGCGGGCTTCGCGGCCTTTCTGCTCAATCCATTTTTCCGCTTCAAACTCCATCGGGTCGCCGTTGTGCCCGTGCGGCCTCACCTGAATGATGGTGATTATGTTTGGCACCTCGTAGCCCATCTCAATGGATTTCTCCGAATCGACGCCGTGCTCGCGGTCAACGAACCCAAAATGAGGAACTCTGTCCATTGTGTCTCCAAGCGGTTGCGCTTTGTTTTGCCCACTGTATTGCGGGCAAAAGAAAGCGCCCCGGCGAACCGGGGCGAATGTCTACATGAAAACTAGGTGATGCGGCCCTGCGCGAACGGACGCGAGATGTAGCCCGCGCCGAAGCCCGTGTAGGTCACGGTCAGCGTGATGATGCCGGTCGCCGTCGCCGTGCGGTCAAACGTGCCGATGGCCGAACCCATGAGGATGGTTTTTCCATCCGGGTCGAGGCCAGCGACGACGGTCGAGCCAGGAATGCCGGTGCCAGACAGCGCAGCGCCGAGGAACGCGCCATCATAGCCAGCGGGGCGGAACAACTTGCCAGAGCCATTCTGCGTCTGCGTGCCCGCTAGGGTCACAGTCGCAGTTGCAGCGCGCACGTTGCGGTTGTTCAAAATTTCCTTGCCCGCCGAACTTGCGCCGAGGATGCCCGCAGCGGTGATACCCATCGCCGCAGCGGCGGCGACAGTCGCGTTCGTGCGGTAAACCGCAAGACCGCTAATCTGAAGCCAACCAAACTCACCAGACGCCATGGGCGCCATCGCCACGCCAACCGGGAAACCCAGGTTTGCGGTATTCGGCACAAGAATGGCGTTGACCACATTGAAGGTCTGGCCGTCCTGCGTGTACGTGCCCACGTCGTAAGTGCAGACCGAGCCTTTCAGAATGGCGTCGTTGGAGCGCACATAAATGAACTCCCCCGGCCCCCAGTACTGGTCAGACGCGGCGATGATGGTGCCCGTCGGCATGCGGGCGGTGGTGTCCGGCTCAAACCAGTCGTTGAACGGCTGATGTCCGGCGTAAGGTCCGATTGCGTTAAACATGGTGGCCTCCTTAAGCCTTCATCACGCCCTGCAGCGAGCGGTTGCTCACCGTGGCGTTGCCCATCCACACAATGGTGCGAACCATCGCGTCCTGATTGATGCTTTCCACCTCTTCCAGCATGGTCATGTTGGCGTCGCGGTGGACGACGAGATCCATGTAGTTGGTGTTGAGGAAGTAGGCATGCGCCGCCGGAATGCCACCCGACGAGTCGAAGAACACGTCGGCGGTCTTGTACTTCATCGAAATCATGCCCGCGCGGCCATTCTCGTCAGCGGTATAACGCTTCAGAGAGGTCTGCGACTGCTCGAAGAACGAGAAGTAATCGTCCGACATCACGATGAGGTCCGGCGTATCCGCGCCACGAGTGAGGCGAATCCACAGCGGCAGCATCAGCGACTCGATGGTGTTGGCCGACGGCGTAATCGCAGCGCCACCCTGAAGCGGGGCCGCCGCGCTCTGGACCACGTTCTGCCAGAAGGCGTAGGTCGAGCTGTTTATACCGCCCACGGTGCCGGTGCCCAAGTCCGCGACGAGCGCCTGCAAACCGTTAATCTGGTTTGCAGCGGTGCCGTCCGAGTACAAGTCGTTCGACAGGCCGTTCGCCATGCTGTTCTGCGCGTTCTTCACCTTCGCCTTGACGAAGTTGATGATGCGGTTTTCACCGCTGTTGACGCGCATCTCGTAGCCCGAAATGGCGATGCTCACCGCCACCTGACGCCACGGGTATTCCGCCGCGCTGATGACGTCCACGGCGTTGATGTTCAGCACGTCGAACCCGCTGTAGCGCTGGTAGGTGCTGTTGCTGGCGTATTCCAGCGGCTCCGCGACGGAAAGACCGCCATCCTCGACGCGGGTTTTGCCCGCTTCCTTGAGCTTGCGGAAGAGTGCGTTGTGTTTCGTCACGTTGTCCGCAATATCCTTGCGATGAGCGCGGTACGTGGTGGAAACGAGTTCCGAAAACACGTTGAACGCGCCAGCGCTATAACCCTGTCCGGGTGAAGCCATGATTTATCTCCTATGCGCTCGTCAAACGACGCAGCGTCTCTCTGATGGTGTCGTCCATTGTTTGCCCTGCGGCAATGTCGGCCGGCAAAGCGGGCCGGGAGCGCACGTTGACGCTCGCCATTCGCTTTGCGGCTTCCGCCTTCTTCGCGGCCTCTCC